TTCTTTAAGAATCCTTTAATGATATAATTTCTAAATGAGGTACTACAAGTTGTGCTGAACTACCTCCATCCCATAGAGCGGCTTCATGTAATTTACATTGGTTGCCACTATCGTATTCTCTACCTTGTAGTTTCATAACTTTTGCACCTGACCAAGAAGTAATATCTCCATGTGCTGTACTTGCTGAACTTGCATTACAATTAATTGTATATTGATATTCAAATCTTCCCATTAAATAATTACCATAAAAAGTTGTTCTTCCATCTGTTACTTCCGTACCATCTAAATAAAACCTTATATGTAAACCATTATAATTAGTTCCATCATATTGTGTTTGAAATATA